GCCATCTGTTACCTCCTTATACGATTTTGAAAAGTGAATGTGCTTCAATCATTTCGATACCAAGACCCATATCTGCCATCCACTGGTCTTTTACACCATCGTATGCGTTGTCTGTCTTAATATTGGTCTTGTACCCGAAAGGTCTGTATTCTTTTACTGCCAGCTTATTGTCGTCTATAACGACCATATATTTGGCGTAAAGTCCTCTCAAACCGGGAGTCATCACAAGGTCAAGACCTCCATGAGGGGTATCGAGTCTTCTGACTTCGAATCCAAGTGAATTGGTTTCGGCTTTAGACATCTGGATTGTCCACCCTGACTTCTTAATGAAACCTGAATCATTAGACAATTTAGCCCAGTAAGATATTGCACTTGGTCCACAGAAAGCAGTCTTGTAACCACTATCAGGAAGATACTGAAATACCTTCTCCATGTAATCCACGAAGTCAGAATATTTGAAAGTAGCTTCAGGAATAGTAAACAGATTCTGTTTGTCACCCGAAGAAGTACCATATCTCTCAAGAGCCGATATAATACCCATGGTTGACCTGACAGTGTTACCTGCTGCGTCAGTAAGTCCAGTGTTTGCATGTGTAGAGCTTGTATTTCCATTTGAATCAGCATCACCTGTTACACCAGCATTGGTACCAACATTAATAGAGCCTGTACCTCTTGGTCTTACACCTCTCAGAAGTGCAATCTCCATCTGATATTTCATTTCTTTCAAAGCCTCTACACGAAGTCTTTCAAGTTCATTTGAGTATCCACGAAGCGAAGCTTCTTTCAGAGTCCCGGTAATCTCGATTGATTTCTTGAAAATCTGGGTTGAATTAAATACTACTGCCAAGTCATCTGACCAAGCATCAGGAGCTTCAGTTCCTTCACCGAATGCAGTACCGATAGCAAAAAGAACATCACCAACTGCAAGAGCTTCGCAAGGCATACCTGAAGAGGCTGCTTTGGGATTACCCATTGACTTAATGGTGAAGTTTGTTGCTGTGGTAACAGCGGTTACAAATCCTACACCCTTATAGGTAGTAAGGGTTGAATCCCAGATTTCAAATACGATTCCAAGCCATGCTGAAGTTATTTCCCCACCAAGACCTGATATAGCCGATGTAGTAAGAGAAGAAGCAGAGTTTCCTATTGCACCTGAAGTGGTCCATGCGGGAGAACCTGCAAGAGTTACTTTGGCGTTAAGAAAAGTACTCCTGTGTTCGAACATTTTGAAGTCAGGGTCATTGACTTTCTGCGCTCCTCTATTCAGGAGCATTGTTATGAATGGTGATACCGAAGGATAAAGTTCTGCTACCCTTTGGGGATTTGGGAAAAAATCCCTCCTGTCAGTATAGAGAATCCCGGTATTCGATAAAGCTTTAACTGCCATATTTTACCTCTTTTGATTTTTCCAGCTATACATACCAAGTGATAAATCAAATCTTTGGTTGTCATCGAGCTGTCGTTGTGTTTGCAAAGTATTCATTGCAACAGGAGGAGCTGGAGACCATTTAGTCTGCTGCTGTCTTTGAGGCTGTGCGTTTGCTGCTCTTCTGAGTCGATAGAGTTCAACGAGATTATCCATATTAATCGACCTGTCATCAGAGAACATCTGCACAAACTCAATAGCTTCATTCTGGTTGAATCCATACTGTCCTGTTAGCATACCATAGGTCTGCTGTAACGCATCTCTACGCTTCATGTCCTGAGCCTGAGCCTCAAGAGACTTTCTGTAAGCATCTTCACGCATCTGGTCTTTCTTCACCAGATACTCTGTAAGCTGCACATTATAGTCATCTCTCTGTACCCTGTACTGATACGAAGATGAATCAGGTTCGTTATAAGCGTCATATTCGTTAAAGTCAGACGGTCTTGACGGCGGATTGGGAGGAGTGAGATACTCTTCCTGTCTTGGCTGACCAGACTTTTCTAATGCTCTTTGTTGCAACACAGCAAGAGCTTCCGGGTCATTCTGTATATACTGAATCAATGGGGTGAACTGTTGATAGGCAGCAAGTTCAGCCTTATACTTATCGGCTTGACTTTGCCAATACTGATAACGAGCCATTTCTTCATTGGTCAGTTGTGGCTTTTGCTCCTGTTCCTGTGGTGTTAAGCCGTCGGGGAATTCCACCAACATTTCAGGAGGTTGAGGAGCAGGGTCCTCTATTGGTTTGAATGAATCATCAATTGGTCCAAAAAAATCATTTTGGTCAGCATTGAGGTTCATATCATCGTTTGCCATTGGGTTTTCCTTTTGTTTGTTTGTTCTTAAACTTCTCTTTTTCCAACTGTAAACCCATCTGGAGTCTTTCGGTATTCATATTCATTTCGTCCTGCATCCTCTTCAGATAGACTTCCTGAGTTGATTTACCCATAGCCTCCATTTCTTTAAGTCTTGTCTTAAACTTCTCGACCTCAACCTGCTTATTAGCTGCAATAGCCTCTCTGTGAGCAGTCTGCAGGTCTCCTTGTACTTTCTTAAGCTCTTCTTCCAGTTGACCGATATATTGACGCATCTGCATCATCTCATTCATTCTGGTCTCAACACCCTCCACATCAACCACTTCGGTCTTCTTCAGAGCCTCTACTCTGTCTATCAGGTTCAGCTTATACATCTCCATGTAGTATTCAAGCTGTGCCCATCTGTTGGATGGCAACATTGAACCTGAAACAACTATCACATCGTACTTTCCTACGGTGACATCGTTTATTTTGTACTTCATGTCCGAAGGAGTCTCATCATAAGGAATGTTAATCTGTACTTCCTTGGTAACTCCTGAAGGGTCGAGCAACCTGAATACTCTTGGAGCATCGTAGTAAGCCTGAATCATCTCCACAATAACCCTTGCAAACTGTGTCAATGCAGCTTCAAGGTCAGCCTGTTTTGATTTAATCCTTCTCTGTCCAAACTCATCGAGTGATACGATACCTCTGTATGTAGGAGGAGCCTGACCGGCATCTCCCTGTTGCATTGAGTAGATACCAAGTATCTCCTGAATATCCCTCCTTGCATCCATTTCATTTTTATAAAGCTCGTTAGGAAGAGGTACAGGACCTGCTACAATCGGTACACCCAGTTCAGGGTCATATTCTATGACACCTGTTCCTGCCTTGCTCCACTGTTCCTCTATCATTTTACGGTCAACAGCTCCTCTCGGTATCAACAGCTTTGTGTTGGTACTGTTGGTAGCGTGTGCTATGATAAGCGACCGTATCTTATTGATGTACTCCTGTATGGGTCTTACAAACCTGACATCAGACATCGGAAAAGGATTGTTATTATGGTGGTTACAAGCAACAAACATGGGATAGTTGGTAATAGGAAGAACTGTTGAAAAAACAGTCACATCTCCTACTGAAAGAACCCTTTTAATCTTGGTAGCCGTATAAGTATTCATGATAACCATCTGTTGCTGTAACAGTGTCAATAAATTGACAGGATAGAGCTGATGGGTTGAATTAGGTATCTCAAGGGGGTTCTGACCTGTTTCTGGTCCGGGTACAGGCTGTGGTTCACTCTGAGGGTCGGGTTGTCCTGTCTCAGGGTTAATCTGGAGTTGATAATGAAACACTTCGCCTACCTTCTGCATCAGCATGGAAAACATATCAATGTCTTCCTGCTTTACTATTGGAGCAGGTTGTCCTCCTGCTTGTACAAGTACAAAGCAAGGTCTCTCCAGTAACTGTGGAAGCTCTTGCTCGGTAACATCAACCTCTTCCCAGTTGCTCATTGGTTCAGAGAATCTGTAAGTATTAAACTGTATCTTTGAATACCTGTCTATAACATCATACTTCTCGTGGTATGAATCACTGTATCCGTCTATAATATCTTGATTGGTAGATGAATTGGTTCTATTGGAAGAGTACTTCTTACTTCCATCCATAGTACCCTTAAGACCTGATAATATCTGTAGAATACCGGGATATTGAGCCTGTATCTGTTCTGATGTCTGTACCTGATGTATCAGTATGTGTGCAGCATCCAGAAAGTGAGGGTCTTTAGAATTGGGGTCAGGATAAACATCGAGTGGGTCAACAAAGGAAACCTTAATCTCTCCTTTACCAAAGTCACCATTAGGGTCATAATATGCTATCATATGACCTCTACCTTTGGCGTAATAATCTCTTACAGTTTTCTTGAATATCGCAGTACCACGGTTAGATTCCCATATAAAGGCTAACAAATCAGCAAAGACCTTAGCCATCTTTGTATCCGAATCATCCCTTCCCGTAGCAGCGAATCTGGGTTGGTTAGCAGTCAGTAACGCAACAGCCTGCTCTACGGCAGGCTTGGTAACATTGACAACTATTGGAGCCTGTCCTCTTTTAACAAGCTCTTCTTCCTGAGCAGTGGTCCATTGTACGCCACTCTCAAAATCCCTGTCTTCAGATACCTGTTCAGCCCAAGTTTGCTGTGCTGACTTGTACTGTTCGAATAATTCTTTAGACAGCTCCGCCTCTTTATCCTCTCCAAGTTCAAGGGATAATTCGGGAGTTTCTATTTCTTGTCCATCTAATAGGGAGTATGTGCTCATAAAACTTTCCAATCCAACCGCAAATTACTATTTATTTTTTGATTTGTCAATACTTGTGGGCTTTCATGATAGGGAATATAAACATTTTTATTTGCGTAGTACCACGCATCAAGTAAATCATCGTGTTTTCCTCTGGGATAAGCCAGTAATTCATCAACAAATTCCTGCATGCTTTTCAGCATAAACACCTTTTTAGAGGCGAACATAGGCTCGAGTGATTCAAGTCTTGATGACTTGGTATTTCTGGGATTTTCCTTTATCTCCATACCGGGTATATAGGTCTCTTCCCTCAGATAATCCCTAATCATTTCCTGATAGCCAACAGACTCCACTCTAACCCTTTGAGCCTTATACTTTTTCTGCCAGTCGATAATAGCTCTTGTCAGAGCCATTGGTTTAACCCTGTCCCTGAAATATGGAAGAGCATATCTATTCTTATTCTCATCAATGGCAACGGGAAATATCACACTAAAGTCAGCTGTCTGCTTAACTGATGATGCAGGGTCAACCCCTATAAAGACATTAACGGGAATTATTTTGTCATCTTCAAACTTCAAATAACCACTGTCATTTTCGTTGTAGTACTCATATTCAGCAAACTGTATATATTCAGGCTTAAAGAGCTGGTCTTCATCCCCTATCACCTCACACATATATTCCTTGTAGAACATAGAGAGTCTGCCTATTTCCTTATAGGAGTTCATCAGAGCATCCAATGACTCCAAACTTCTCATTTCCTCCCATATAGACCGTCTTTCACCGTCTTTTTCGATGATATATGAGGTTTTATAAGACAACCAGTCACTCATCTCCATCAGCTTCATTACGAGGCATCTTTGGTTCAGGGGAGTACCAATAACCACTATTTTATGGTATCTTTGGTCCATAGAGGGCAATGCAGCCTGTAGTAACCATGTCAGGTTACTTTCCATGGCTTCAGGAGTCTTTGTGTTGTTCTCGTCTTCGGGGTCATCAAGTACTATGAGTGTAGGTCTAACCCCATTAATATTCAATCCTCTTAAGGGCTGTCCCAATCCTCTGGCTATTATGGAGTTGCCGTTCTTAAAGACCAGTCTGTCTTCTCTCCACACCTGTGAAACAGCTTCTCCCTGATAGCCATGCAAAGCCCTGAAGTTCTCTCCATACTCAACAATGTTCTTAATCCTTGTAATACGGTCTATTGAGTGCTGCTGGGTCTTTGATACTATTACAACCAGTTTAGGCATATCGGTTTTATGGACAAATAGGTGCCATAGCACATAAATCTCTCCTACAATGGTAGTTTTACCCAAGCCTCTGGGTACAACCACATTACATTGTCTTTTAGTATCATCAAGGAGGATTTCCTGCATCTTAAGGTGAGCTTCAGAGGGCTTATGGTAGAATGATTTAGTAATCACCTTACCATAATCAAGAAGATTTTTATCGAAATGACTGAATAATTTATCCTTCAATGGATATTTCTTTCAATATACGGGCAATATTTCCTTCTCCATCAGTAGAATGAGACTCTTTAATAACAGTTTTAGCATCCATTCCGAGATATTTACCCATTAATTCAGCAGCTTTCAGTATAACAAAGCCATTTTTCTTTGTTTTTCCTATTTCAACTGCATCTTCTATCAGAGAAATGACCTTTTGTTCATTAACTCCCATATCATCCAGTCTTTCAGAGAGTGATTTTTGTACAGCTTGTCTTACTTCCGGTGTATTCATCATGTTTTTCCATACTGCTTTAGGGTTCTTAACCTTTAGATTAAGAATATTAGTAACAGTTTCAGGTTTTACTTTCTTTCCACTTAACATACTATCGACAATATAATCAACAACAAGAGGAAATTCAGGTCTTCTTAAAGTTCTTTTCATAACATGTACTGCATAAGGAACTATTTCCCTGTCTATAATCAGCTTCTGTCTGTAGAATATACTACCAAATTCTGTTTTAATATACAGTTGATTACCATGTCTTTCAGGATACTCTTTCTTATAGATACATTTAACAACATAACCATCATCTGTAAGTACATACTCACTATATTCCTTACATCTTAAGTCCTTATACTCTATACCTAACTCATTAGCTTCTTCCTTGGTATAAGCATAACACTTCTTCCATATACCATTAGTCTTCTTATATCTAATCTTCATTGGGTCCTGTATTAAGTAATATAACACTATACTAACTACAGTAATATACTCTTATTATATAACCTTATTATATATTAGTATCTGCTTTTTTCCGTGGGAGAATTCTATATGTAAAAATAAGGGTCTGTCAAGCCATTTACAACAGGTACTGAATTTTTACCCTGTTCTCTACAGTATTTTTTTATAAAAATATTTCCCTACTTAAACAGTTAATATGGAGGAAAGTACACCAACAGATAGATGTTTCGTTAGAACTTCCTCCATTTACCTCATACATACCCTTATTTCTTCATTAGAGCCTTGCTACAGCCTTTTTACAGCTAAAAGGTACTTTGATATGCCTTCAATGATTATCGTGGCTTAGAGAGG